ACAGAACATGTCAATTTGCGACATATACCATACAGTCAAAAACGAAAAAACCTTGCAACTTCACTAGTTACAAGGTTTTTCTCTGTTTATATTGGTACCGCATCCGGGACGTGTATATATTCTTTGGATTTCAATTACTACAGGCTCTAAATCGTGACAGTTGGAACATCACTAAATTAAGATATGTATTTTCATACATCAATATGCAACAAAAAAGAGAGGGAGCTCCCCCTCTTAATCTCATAACATCATCCAGCCTATAACGTCTAGTGCCATGATGTAATGTGCGCTATCTAGGATAACTCCTATATCTTGAAATATGTTCATACTCTACCTCCTACACTACATAGGTTCCCTTGCCGTCACCAGTGCAAATCCACCCAGATGGGATTCTAATCCAGTTGCCGCTCACCTCCATGCAGGTCACAACGGTGCCTCTCATAAGTAGTGCGTGCCTGCTGCCTCTTACAGCATGTGCTCGACCGCTAGGGGTGAGCTGACTAACTAACTTAACCGGATAGTTAGTTCCAGCGCCTGTCCTTACTCGCAGTCCGCCATTAGCGACTACCGTATAGTTTCGCCCCACTTGATATCTTGCCGAGGTGCGTGCCGGTGCAGCTACCGCACTAGATCTCAAGTAATCCATACAGAGCCACCCGCCGAGCGATGGCGAAAATCCCCAGTTCCCGGATCTCTCTGTAATAGTCACAGATGTTCCGTTGACGACGCCTCCGACTCTAGCATAGTTAGTTCCTGCCCCTGCTCTGACGTTAAGCCCTATAGAGCTGTTAACCGTGTATGTCGTGCCGACTGTCGACTGTACTGCCGCAGATGGTACAACACTTGGAGCCGATCCACTAGCGACGCAGCTCCAGCACTGTAGAATAAGACCCTTCATGTGTCTTTCATAGCAGTACCAACCATCGTGGTTTCTTTGACCGGGATCTCCGATATAGAGCCAGTGCTCGCCGTTAACAACCTTGTAATCTCTAACTGCCACAAAGTGACCACCCAACGTCCAGGTAACGCCGCCAACAGTACCCCTCTTAAACAACAGGATTCCATACTGTCCGTTAGCGAGGTCAGTAAATAGCTGTGTCATGGAGTTGTGCCAATTAACACTGAATCCATATGCCTCTAGTGCTGCCTTAATTCCGCTCCAATAGGTACCATCTCCATTGGATGCGTAGCCGTGTGTAGCTAGCCACTGCGCCACTGTCCAAGGAGTAACACCCTGATTAATGCTATATACAAGGTCTGCAATCGCTGTCGGTCCGCATCCGGATGCGATCATATTGCGACCGGCATATGCGTTGCGACCCCAGCGGCTATCATATTGCTTAAAATTCGTACTACCCATTATGCCTGCTCCCTTCGTCGACACTCTCAACCTCTTCAGCAAATTGTTTATCGAGGTCATCTTCGGAGAATTTCTCAAGCTCTTTAATTCCTTTACCTATCGATGCAAGGTTTTTTAATTCAAGTTTTTTCGGAGCTTCGATAAATTGCTTAAACGCTTGATGAAGACCCACAGAAGCTAGTCCTGTTAAACCGCCTCTCACAACTGCTTCGAAATTAAATCCAAGACATATAACCCCGCAGATGCATCCGACGAAGAATAGCACTGTTGGAATTATTTTGTTGTCCGACGGCATGTAATTTTTTAGTAGATAGCCGATACACAGGCAAAATATCAGTACTAGCAGAATAAACATTTTCGATATAACTTCTAAATTCATTTTGTCCTCCTTTTGGGAAATAAAAATACCGAGCATGTGCCCGGCTAACTAACTTATTTATTTTTTTCTAAATCATCAAGGCGATGATTTATCACCCTAAGCTTTTCCTCTATAACAGGAATTTTTTGCGCAAACCCATTGTGCAGCCTAACTTCTTCCGTAAGCTTGTCTATCTTGTAATCAGTAAGGCAGCTCGATTTGCGAATGCCATAAAGCGAACCCCCGCCTGCTCCAAGTGCTGATACGACAGCTACTACTATGCTTGTCCAATCTATCAACTTTAATTCCTCCTAGTTCTGATAAATGTACATATTGCGAGGCTCACCCCAATATCCTTGTACGAAGCTGTATTTGTGTCCCTTGATTACGGCAAAACAAACCGACCCATAGTCCTGGCTCCTCGTAATTGTGCACATTCCAACATATTCATCTTCCGTGATGTCTTTGCAAAACAGATATGCCCCTGCAGCAGTTGCTCTTCCGTTACAAGTAACGATTCCGTCATGCGGAGCTATCCATGTTCCGCTCAAAGACAAGGTATCTTTTACATATTTCTTATCTTCAAGCCTCTTCAACTTATTCTTCACTTCTGCCATAAATTTATTGAGAGATATCATTATGCAACACCTCCCATCTTTATTAGTTTTACAAAGCGCTTGAAAACCTTGATTTTACAAGGTTTTACCCCCCCCATATAGGAGATAACGACCTTAACTTTGCAGTTGTTCCATTCGGCACCTGATATAAGTTCAAGATTCCCGGAGCGAACAATTGCAGCTAATCCCCACTCGATATATCCTCCGCTACCATAGTTAAGCATTGGATAAGATAAAGGCAGCGTATAATTCGCATACTGTACCACTCCGTCAATTGACACGATTTTATCCACTTCGATGCCGAGGTTTCCTAGGGGATTTATTCCCTTCTTGACGTTGAGAGTTTTAGTTATAACCTTTGTCCTGATGCCAGTGTCCGTTGCATCTATACTCTTAAATTTATCCATAATCGCCTCAAGTGTGTTATTAAGACTTATCATATTTGCCTCCTATACTCTTATGCTGTTGCCGAAGTAGGCAACGAGTTCCGACTCTAACGATGCGTTGTTGATGTGTACATCAGTCATGCTGATTCTCGCGGACTGAATATCCGATTTTAAACCATTAATTGCATTCTGTAGCTGCCCTGCTGCAGTACCTTCGACTGCACTCTCTAGGAGTTCCTGCCATCTTGTGGATATTTCTGATAAATTGAAATCCGTAGGGAACGCTGGCAGCACATACCCGCATAGTTCCTTATTAGCTCTCTGGTCGAGGATTGCATTACTTGTAATCTCATTCACGCCAGCACCGATATATACATCAGCCAGCGCAATTTCATAATAGTTGGGCTGCCTTATAAGTTCCGGTGCTGCGGGCGTAGTGGATGGCGTACCGACCTTCTTGTAAAGCTCGATATTTCGACTCGACTCGGATAGATCCATTCTTGCCACTATCCTGTCTATCCTTTTAAGTGATGCGTGGGCAGCATCGATACTAATTGTTCTTATGCTGGACTCTCTTCCGATTGCTCCCTCGATTATGCATCCCCCCGGCATAACGTTAACTGTCATCCCATTAGCTGCCTGCACCTGCAGATCTGATCCGTTAGGATTGATGACCGCTACGCCGTTACTCCACACGGTCTTAACAACGTCTCTAATGGTACTGTCATCGACGGCTCTGTCACCCTGCGGGTTTTCATCAAATTTCGATTCAAAAGGTAAACTTCTCATTTTTCCTCCTTATAGATTAAGTGCTACATATTTTTGTTTAAAAGGCGTTCCAAACACGAGCTGAATCTCAACGGTATTCTTTCGCCACACCTCTTTTACCTCCATGATTCGGGCGGTGAACATTTGCTCGATATCATCAAGCACGATTGTGCATGTGTCGCCCATGTCATAATCTTTGAGGTAGAAAAAAGTGTTCTGAAGCACATCAACGTTGATTGTTTCCTGCTTCCAGTTATTAAGCATTTCAAGCTTGCACTGGTTGCGAAGTTGCTCTCGGATAATTGACTCGTTGGCTACCTTTAGCTCTATACCTGACACGTTGCCTTGAATTACCTTTTTGGGGTACAAGTCAAGGTCACGAGGACGATTCCCTTCATCAATATAAAACTCTCGAATTAAGCTCTTAGTGTTGCCTTGCTCGTCTGTAACTAGCTCTTCTTTTGAAAAGCCGGTCTCCTCCATTGTCTGTCTAGCCTCTACAATCGAAACTACTCCGCTATCGTCGTAGATATATTCGATTTTCGAGACGTTTGCCCAGCCAACTCCGAAGATTACTTTGTTTCTTAAATCTCGACCATGAAGAGGGTATACCTTGTATAGGAAGTGAGGCTCTTTTATTTTGCGTTGCCACTCCTCTATCCAGTCAACAGACTCTTTATACGTCTCCGCAACTTCGACCGATATGCTCAGCCCGTACAGCAAACAAGCATCATATAGCGATGTCGCCGCGTCTGTTCCGCCCTTAAACGAATAGACTAGCTCCGGCATCCATTCAGCGTCGTAGTCGCCCCACACTTGCCCAGGTACCGTTGGCGGTATGCTGTGGTCAGTTAAATGCGAGGAGTATTGCCCTAGTGCGCTAGAATTGATGTTCGCAAAAAGTCCGAATACAACAGTTGCCCCTCTTTCGTTAACATTCTCATCTGAGTGCAACACGACTTTAGACAGCACCTTTTCAGCGAAGAATCCTGATACAGTCACCATCGCCCCTTGTGCAGTTACCTCGTATACAGTTTTCTGAATAATGCCTGTTTCCGGACGTCCTGTGTTGCGCACAAACTTCGCATGTTTGTTCCAGTCTTTCGCGGCGAGGTGTATGGAAAAGTCTCCGGGCTCGGTCCACTTGCGATTCCACGACACCTCTATAAAATCGAGGTCTTCGAGTCGATTCATGAACTTATCAAAGAACTGTATCATACCCCATCATACCTCCCTATATACTCTATGCTCGTCCTTAGTGCAGAAGCCCCCGCCTCTGCGTCGACCTTGACAACATTGTTGCCGTAATCGAGCACAAACTGCCTAAAGTCGTAAGGGTCGTCACCCATTCCCATCGCTAGTATTTTGTTGTTGTGCACCGCATAAGAACGTGATGTATCAATTGTGATCGTGTCGCCCTTCTTGAGTTCTACATTCAGAACAGCAACATTGTTGTTAACCTTAACAGTGATGTTCTTAGCGTATCCTTGCGACTCTATCTCGATAATAGGCTGCGCGGGTGAGGAGCCAAGGTATTCGATAACCTTTTCAGTTGCGACCTCCTCTCTTGAAAAGTTCCGCTTCGCACCACCTCTAAACGCATGAGGCCACGCCCACAGAGGTTGTCTCTTGCTAAAACTCGTCTGATCACCTTCTACAGCAAACAAATCGGCGTGCGGTGACAAGAACTTTATAGTCATGTCCGGACGTTTATAAACGTTTTTTGTCGAAATTGACTTTCCCGTAAGTTCGCAATCCTTCGCAATTCGAGTTACGCCGTTATATGTTACGTATAAATCATAGGTGTAACGGTTATTATGAAAGCCCTGAGCCTTAATTCTCGCCTCGTGATTCTGGGCTTTGGCGGTAACGGTCACCTCGCGCGGCAAACGCCTCTTGCCGGTTATAATTGCACCATCTCCGACACCTCTTGCTTCTTTTGATACCTCGATTTCAGCTGCATCAATGCCCGTAATCGACAATACTCGCCAATCATCCGATTCATATGTAAAAGTTAAGCCGTCACTACGGACGGCTCTCAAATAAAAATTATGTACCATTTTGTTACTCTGCCCCCGCTAGTCCTAACTTCGCAGCCTCCCATGAAACAGCTCTCGTTACGTCTGCTGGTGATTTCCAAGGCTGGTTGAAGTTGATAGTCTGGTTAACTTCAACGTTCTGACTTGAGCCTGTAGCACCGAAGATTCGCGAACGTTCTCCGCTGATTCTTGCCGATACTGGATTAATTTCAGGTGTATCTATCATGAATGCATCTCTTACAAGTCCCATTTGTTCGCCTATAGAATTTAGTAGTTTGTCTGTGTTTCTTACAATTCCGACGTCCATACCCTCGATAAGCATCTTACCAATCCAAGTCGTGAACCTTGATGGCGAGTTAATATCGAAAACGCTCTTTAATTTCGCTTTACATTTTGAGCCAAGCGAACTAATTAAGCCAAACACCTTGCCGAATCCGGCCTTTATACCGTTAATGAGCCCCTGTAGGAAGTGAACACCTATGCTGTAAAGACTGCCTAGCGCCCCTCTAACTCTGCCAGGAAGTGACCGCGCACCACTTGCAACCGCTGAACCAGCCCTTACAAATCCGCTATGCATACCAGTCAAAAATCCCATCAGCCAATTGATAGCGGTAGATACTAAAGAGCCGATGCCACTAACAATCTTGCCTGGCAGTGTCTTTGCAAAGTTCCACACCGCATTGATCACGTTTGCAGCACCTATTAGGAATCCTTCGATAAAGCCCCATATCCAATTAACTGCGACCGTAACTAGACTGCCCAGTCCTCTGCCGATTGCGTTTAGAACCGAAATCGCAAGGTTGCCAACAGCTGAAAGAATTATCGGTATGCACTTCACGATTCCACTTACAACTGCAATTGCAATTTGAGGCAGTGCTGTAACAATAGCGAGAGCTAGCTTTCCCATACCGACAATAAAAGTTTTAAGGAAACCCAATGCAATGCCTTCGCCACCCTTTGCGCCTGCCTGTTCTCCTCCTTGCTTTGCACCTTCACCCGAACGGGTAAATAACTCGATAAGTACCTTAGGGATAGCGGTTATAACCGCTTGTAGAGCCTTTGGTAATCCTGTAGCGATTGCTTGCGCAAGCTGACCTACTTTCTGCATCAACCAAGTACCAAGTTGCCCGGCTAACTGCCCTATAGTTGCTAGTGCCGATGGTAGAGCCGTCCAGAGAGCTTTTATTATCTCCGGAAAAATCTCAACTATAACAGTCTTAAGTACCCCTATACCAGCAAGGATAGCCTTTCCGAGACCTTGCATAATCTGTGGTATTTTAGACTTAAAAGCCTCTAGTTTTGCATGAATCAGTTGAGTTGCTTTATCCACTCCGCCTATCTTATTAACCCAGAGCCCAAGTGCGGCTACCGCTAAACCAATACCGACTGCAATCCCCGCCGGAGTTGTTGCAAACTTGAGCATTGATTGCCCAAGTGTAGCAAGTGAGCTCCCGACCTTCATCGTCGCGGATTGTATACCTATAGATATGTTCATCAGCATTGTTCCGAGTCCAGGTATAATCTTGTCAACTCCCACTCCGAGGTTCAGCCACATAGAATCGTGGAACGCACTGAAGAACTTCATTGCACCGGTCATCGATGTGCGGATTGCCTCTGATATAAGGCTCCATTTTTGCGCCACATAGTAAGTCGCCATTGCTCCCGCGAGAGCCGTAACTGCTGTTGCTACAGCCCCTATAATCTTCGGGTGTTTGTTCATCATCGACGCAACAGACGCGAGATGCGGAACGATCCTCGTTAATAGGTTGTATAGAGGCTTTACTGCGTTTCCTGCAAGTATCTGCAGATTACCCTTAAGTGCATCCTCTTGAGCCGCAAACGTCTTGCTGCCCTCTTTCATGCCGTTAAAAAACATGCCGCCTTTAGATGTCGCGTGTTCCATTGCAGCCTGTACGTCCTCGAAGCTAATCTTGCCTTGCGCCATCTGTTCCTTAAGCTCTTTAACCGTGCCGCGCCCCATCTTGGAAAGCTCCTGAAGAGGGTTAAACCCAGCATTAATAAACTGCAGTAAGTCTTGACCCATCAGCCTGCCTTGGGACGATACCTGCCCCAGCACAAGTCCGAGCTGTTGGAACTTTTCCTTGTTGCCAAGCGAGATATCGCCGAGCCTCTGCAGATGCCCCTTAACATCCTTTGCGCTTACGCCGAAGGATAGAAGCTGCTGTGATGCCGCAGCAAGGTCTGTCGTCCTAAACGGTGTCTTGATTGCCATTTTTTGCAGCTGCATAACATGTTTGCTAGCCGCAGAGGCACTACCGAGCAGAACCTTGAATTTACTCTTAAACTCCTGCATCTGTGAGTTGTACTGTATACCCATCTTGGCGAGCCCGACCGCTTGTTTTGCAACCATAAAGCCAATGCCGGCAGTAAACACCTTCTTGAGCGTTGACATTCCAGTTGAGACGCCCTCATTATTAACTTTTGTATCAAATATCAGTGTACCGTCTGCCATTACCCAAACACCTCATCAAATCTTCTTCCTGCTTCCTCTTCCGCCTCTGTCAGCTGCCGCGGTAGGGCGAATTTATCGCGCAACTTTTTGTAATCGGGATCGTCCCCGTCATATGACCTAATCTCTATTAGCCTAGACAGCTGCGTGTCCGGAGGAATTCCCTGTAAGAGTGCCCTAAACTTGTACCAGTGCAGCTCCTCCGGCTCTACATCGTATAAATCTATGCCGTATGCCTGTAAAAAAGACGCATATATAAGGTTTGCATCTTCGTCAAAATCCATAACATTTACTGCGTCACTGTCACGGTCTAACTCTTCGCCACAGCGGTAAAACTCAACTATCTTATCTATCGCCTCCTGCGAAAAGTATCCGCAAAAAGACGGATTTTTGCACTTAAAAAGCACTGTCAAGTCCTCTAGCTTGGGTAGTGCCATCCATAACCTGAAATCCGTACGTATTTGGTACTCAACGCCACTGATATTCAGCGTTTCGGGTAAAAATCTAAAAGGTAATACCATTATTTTAGATTCTGCAAGTTGCCCATCTTGCCGAGCAGCTCGTTTGCCGCTGAAAATGCCGGAGTATTCATCTCTTCCGACTCTTTGCGGCGAGTGTACTCAACTAATGGGGCAAGGTAGATGTCGTCAATTTGCTTTACTGTAAGAACGGAATCGATAACCGAAATCTGCTCCGAATCGGCTGTGCCGAATACATCTCGCAGCCCCTCGTTTCCTATAGTTGCCTCGAGAACCTTCATCGCCTTGTTGTGTATCTGAACATCCCCCTCGTCAAACGCTCCTTTAAAGTCGTCAAAAAGCCTTGCAATCTTCGGCGTGCGTTTTGGTAACTCGTATTCCTTACCATTTAGTGTAATTTCCATCATTTATATCTCCTTTACATTTAAAACAAAAAAGGATGGGATTATTTCCCATCCGCTTTAAATTTTGGCTTGCCGCTTTCTGATGTGACTGTACCTCTTGCTATAGTCCCCCTCATCTGCATATCAAACTCTATCTTGCCATCAACTGCATCGAGGGTTTTAACAACCACCGTCACTGGTACACTCCATGCTTTCCACGTACCTGTCTTCACTGCATCCTCGTCAAATTTGTAAACGAGCAATAAATCTGCAACCGCATCTCCACCTGTTTTGAGATTAAACGCCAGGTCCCATATAAGGGCGAAATCTGGTTCCTCCCTGTACATGGTGAGCGGCAATCCCGATATTTCTGGTTTATATTTCTCTAGCTCAGTTGTCGGATTTTCGTCAGAAATATAATCATAATCCTGCGTATCCGCCCCAAAGTCGAGCTTAAGTTCTGTTGACTTCTTAATCTGTACATAATCCTGTGCGCCTTTTGTTTTCAAAAAAGGCACAACTTCGTACTTTTTAACTTTACCTTCGCCTTTCATTATTTAATTCCTTTCTTTTGATATGTGATACCAATTGATATCTGATACACTGCTTCGTCGGTTTCTGCATCAATCATGTAAAATCCGTTAGCGATGAATACCTCTTCGATGCCCTCAATTTTTGGGCGATTTCCAAGTCTATCCTGTTCCTCGACCCAGTCCTCGACAAGGGTTAGAAACTCATGTGAGCTTATTCGCTCTGCCTCAAGTTGCGCACTTCGTCTCGCCAAGAAGTAGTAATACTCACTGACAATCTTTGAGCCGTCAATGAATTCGGTAACATCCCTCTGCGCCTGTTTATAAATGCCCAAGCTTTCAACTTGCGCCTCGAGTCTATCAGTGTCAACATCCTCTACTGTCACAAGGTTACAACTTTTGAGCCATGTCTTAATTTTTTCGCTGTTTGTCACCATTTGTTACCTCTCTTTTGCACCCGCAACTGCAGCCGCGGCTCTTAAAATCTTGTCTCTGCCGCCCTCTTTCTTCATCCGTTCAAACCAGTAATTACCCCTTTTTGGCGCACCCTTGAAGTGTGCCGGGCGGTAATACCATCGCCTCGCATAAGGTGTGCGATATATGACCTCGCCGGTTCCGATTTTCGTGTGAATCGTTCCCGACATAATCAAATCACCTTTACGGTGTGGAACGTATGGGTTGCAGAGTCGTAAAACCTCCTGGTCGACTACTCTCTGTACTCTGCCGTTAGCCTCTAATCCCCGCCTACGAAGAATCACGCTTATCGGCTCAAGTATGACCTTGGCATTCTTAACTTCTACACCCATTATGACGTCACTCTCCAGTGCTTGAGCCTGTCTCGGTTCGTGTTGTCCGCTAGCGTTTTTGCCGTGATTGCATCGGGATAATCACGCTTTAGCATCTTCGGAGTGTATTCCTCTGATAGCTCTTTCGAAACACCCCCGAGGACTAACATATCCAGTCCATGCTCGGTGTCGATAGTCCAAAAACCCGTCTTATTGGGCAGTTTTGCCCAAGTCGTAGCAGTTATGTAATCATCCCTGTACGGGATAGTCACGCTATCCTCTGGGTATTTAACAACCTTGACCCCACTATCCACAACCCTGATAATCTTGCGCACCCACTGGCAATTAGTCAGCACGGTTCGTTTCCACTTGTCATGACCGTTTTCTTTGTAGTGATTAAAGATTGTGATTGTGTCCGTAAATATCATCACATATACCCCATTAGCCCGGTTCCTGATAACATCGACCGGATATTATCCTCCAGTGACCTGTTCCACGCCTCATCACCAACATAATGCTCTGAGTAGCCGTCATTACTAATAATTGACACACCAGAGCTGCCCCGTTTCTCTCGAAGCTCATGTATGGCGTGGATAATCGCCATTTTGACCTGTTCATAGCGGAAGTCAGACGGATCAACCACCTCGTCAATCCGTCTTGTTGTCAACCCGCGTAGCAGCGATTCGGCTCTCAGATACAGCCGTTTGTACTCCACATCATCGGTGATGTCATCGAACACTTCCTGATAGTCTTTCAGCCGCACATCTAACATGGTTACTTCTTCTTTCCGCCCTTCTTAGGCTCATCCTCCGGAACATCTGCCGGTTCTGTATCCGAGGATTCCTCGGTAACTTCTTCATCATCTGCCGATTCTGTAGTTGTCATAACCTCATCGTCGAAGATTTCAAGTCCTACAATTCTACCCATAAAGCACCTCCTTATGCCTTGTGCATTCCTGCGATACCGTTCAGCTTGTTCTCGTAAGCGTCAGCTATACCGACTTCTCGGAATGGGAAAATCCAACCGTCAGCATCATGATTGTCCTCTGGAGATACAGCCTTGTTGACTCTGCGCTTCTGGAACTGGATAACTGCAGAAGGCTCAACGATTAGGAAGTCAAGAGCCTTACCTGTAGATGCCTTCTCAAATCCGCCCTTCTCTTCTCCGCCTGTCTTGCCGTCTTTCTGCTTGATTGCAGTATAAAATCTGCCTGCTGGTACCTTCTGAACTTTCGCGAACTGATCGATGATTTCCTTTGACTTAGTAGTGTCAAGGTCTCTGATTAGTCCGTATACTGTTGGAGATACGAATAGGATTCTTCCGTCTTCCGGAACCTCGTTGTCGGTCATCTCGTCAAACACCTTGGCAATCGCCTTGATAGCTGATGCACCATCTGTGATAGTGGTTGCCTTAATGTTCGAGCCTGCCTTCTTGCAGTAAGTTGCAATTCTGAATGCGTCGAGCTCTGGGATTACCTTAGTTCTCTCGAATTCAGACGAGAGCTTGCCGAAAGCCATGCCTGCAGTATCGATGTCGTCAACCGCATCAACGAGAAACTTACGACCTCTATCGAAGTTGCACTTAACTGTCTCGTTCTTAAACTCTACACTACCCATAGTGTATCCAGCGGAACGGTCATAATCTGCTAGCCCATCCATGTCAATTTTAGGGATGACGAGTTCATCTGCATTAGCCCCCTGCTGTGCTAGTTCTGGAGCACCGTCAAGAATTGCCGTGCATGATGCTGTTTTATACACTTCGTCAAGAAGTCTTACATATACCTTAAATTTTTCGATCTGATTTGCCATAGTTTAGTTTTCCTTTCCTGTGTCAATTGGCTTGAGACCCATCACCGCTCTTGCGGTAGCCTCCGTTGCATCTTCTCCCCCTGTGCCACCTCCAGCGTTGCCGGAAGAGTTGACCGTCGCTCCGGTTGGCTTCGCCTCAGGCTCGCCGAAGAGGAACGACGTATCGTCCGACTCTTTAAGGGCCTTAATCGCAGCATCGATGTCTGTTGACCTGTCCTTGCTTGCCTTCAGCTCGTCAAGCTTAAGCTCTGCCCTAATACTTGCGGTTCTGCGACCTCCTGCCTTGGTAATCGCATCATCAAGCAGCTTGTCAAACTCTGCGCCTTCAAGCTTGCTCTGCAGCTCTTCGAGCTCCTTCTTGTGGTCGGCAGCCTTCGTATCTGCCGCAGCCTTAAGAACATCAATCTGCTTCTGGAGACCTTCCTTATCTCCCGCAGCGTCCTGCAGCGCCTTAATGCTCTTCGCCTGTTCGTCGAAGTCAGCCTTAACCTTGTCGTACTGCTCCGCCTTCTTCCTAACAGGGTCGAACTCTGCATGATGTGCATCAAGTATCTTCTTTGCCTGATCATCATCAGTGATGCCTATTTGCTTTAATAAGTCTCTTGTTAGTGCCATAGTTATATAATCCTTTCTGTATTTAACGTCCTGCGAATCCTTACGCCCAGACTAGCTTATTACAGACCTCACCTTTAACGCCGCAGTCCAAGGGCAAAATAAAAAGCACCGCTTCATTGCGATGCTAATTAACTTATTTAGTTGTAATAAAAGACGCGGAGCCCGAAGGTTATCCGCGTACGTTCCTGATTAAAAAGACGGTTTAGGTGGGACCCGCAGTCGCCCACATTTCTCGGCCTGTCATTTATTAAGACAGCGCGTTGGAGCGGGAATACTTTTCAACCTCTAAACCGCTTCATGTTACTCGTATAGTAAACCAATTATCTCCGTATGTCAATTAAATTGCCCTCTTTTTCTAACTTCCTTAGCTTTCTATTGCCCATTTTATGAAAATGGATAACCTTAGAATTGCCGCGTTTTACAAAAATGCATTCCATATATCGCTCGTCTTTTATAGGTAATTTTTTAAATAATATTAACGAATTTTCATGCCTCTTGAAGTTATCTGCGTAGTAATCAGGAGATTTCAAGGTGTCTTCAATAAACGAGAACTCCTCCTTAGACATCTCGTGACCGTGCTTATTTAAAACCCTATTTAGAGACCTTCCCTCAATATATACATTTGAACCGTCAAGCAAAGAATTACTGTTTACCTTTGGCAGCTTACCTAGATAAAATCTATCTAAATCATTAAATTTAGTAACACCTTTATCATAAAAATCTGATATAACGTCTCTAAAATCACCGATGCTCTTATCTTTAATCGGTTTTATATACTCAAAATCTCGTTTATATCCCTTAACGTATAACCTCTCCAGATTCTGCTTAAGACCTGCCTTTCTGCAAAACCTTGCGTATCGCTGCTCTTTCGCCTTGATAGCCGCTAGCCTCGTAGTGTCTCCGCCTATATACTGTCTCTTTAACTCTCGCAGTTCTCTCTCGAGACGCCTCTGCACCTGCGTTGCCTGGTAATATGTATAGGTTCGACCATCAACCGTTACAGGCTCTGGGTCTTTAACGACAGGATTCGGTTCAGAAACGCCCTCGAGGAATGGATAGAACGTGTGTCGGCAGTTATAACCGCACAATCCTAATGGATCATCAGGGTAACCCGTAACGTCTGACAGCTTCTCTATCTTGTAACCTAGCCTTGCCTCTTCTTCCGGATGTTGTCTACCGCTAATACTATATACCTTGCCTTGCCAATCTACGTGACTAGCATGACCTATACCCTCACGAGCCCCTGCGTGCGAGGATACCTCTACAAGGTCGGTGCCGAGCTCTTCGGCGTTGCTCATTGATATTTCAGCCGCCATCTGTCCAAGTGTCGTCCTAACCGCTAGGGCAGCAGCTACGTCAATCCCTCTCGAGATACCGGAGCCGAAGTCAACGTGTCTAATACCGCTCTTCTCGAGGTCTGACACGACCTGCTCCACAGCTTGACCACTTGAGAACCCTCCCGAGGCGGTGTTCATAATCGCGCTGTCCATCGCGTGGCTAAATGCTTTATCTAGCCTTATAGGTGCGCCGATGAACTTAAACCCTGTAGAGTGTGTAAGGTTATTCAGTTCGTGAGCTAACCTCTTTGTTGCGGTTCGGTTTATCTTCGCAAGCTCTGGGCTCTCTGCTAGGTGTCTACCCTTCGACTTCCAGAAAGCTAAATCGTCGCTAAATGCCATAGTGCCGGCACGACTTACAATATCATCACCCTGCGCCTTTGCGTCCGCTACAAGCTGCTTTATGCTTTCTCTAACGGCTCTCTTGTGCTCAAGCGTATTCTTTGCAATCATAGCCTGATATGCTTTGTCCGCTTTGAGCTCTCGCAGGACCTTGTTTCGAATCTCCATTGGCTTATATCCCATAGCCTCGAGAGCCTTTGCCTGTAGCTCTGCAGTCTCTGTCCAGCGTTTCTCCTTGCGGACTCTACGTGCTATATCTTGTATGATGTCCTGCTCGAGCTCTTGGAAGAGAGGTACCACTTCCGCGGCGAGCTGCTCTTTTTGTTTGTCGGATAGCATAAGCTACTCCTCTATAGGTTCAGTCGAATCTGCCTCAGCTCCACCCCCGTTGTACCACTCGTTCGCTTCTTCCTCGGATAGGTTGTACTTTTCCTGGAGGTAATAAGTTACGAGTTTAGGCAGCCCAAACGTTTGCGCATCTTGACGCATTGCTTCAAGCTCGCTCTGCCTATCGATGATGTAGCTGTCGTCGTACTCGATATTAATATCAACATTGAGGTCATAACTTGTGCTGCTGGTAGCATTCGAGAACCATAGCAACGCCTTGATTATATCCTCTATGTAGTCGGTCAACTTCTGCCGCTGCTTGTTGAGCTCTTGCATTGAGTCTTGTTTAGTCCCGATATACTCTGTTGCTGTCTTTATCTGACCGTTTTCAAAACTGTACTTCCTCGAACCATAGCCGAATTTAAGCGATAGTAGTGAGAGCACCAGTTCAAATGTCTTGGTAATATCATCAATTCGAATCTCGGGGTTTACTTCCTGAATAAGAGTCTTCTGCTCCGGTAGCGCCTTACCTACCGACACGAAAGTCTTTTTGTGCTGCTTATTCGGAGTAACAGGTTCACCGTTTTTATTAAAATCGCACAGAGCCTCGTTGTACAGAATCATCTTGTCGGCTTTGTCCAGGTCTCCGAACAGCACGTTGAATATCAAGTCAACGCCTTTTAGCTCGGGAATAGCACCGTATATCTTAGGCAGCCCATAGCCTTGCATATTCTTAAGGTTATTGACCGCTGCCGTGATTAGTACCGCGAACGGCTTAACCTCTCCCAGCACAATATCAACGTGACGCTCACGCATCTCGTTTCCTTGTTCATCTAGCACCACGGTGGTCGATTTATAAACGCCGTCCTTTAGTGTAAACATCACTATCGTTGTTCGGGCCTTGTTATTCTCGACATCTTCCGATGCGAACGCACACTCGGTAATCGTACCCTTTTCGACCTTTAGTGGGAATATCCCATTCGGCTTTACATACACCAGTTCTATCTTACCGCCGCGAAGTTCCTGTGATTCAAGTACATCCGCTCCGACTACTCTTGCATACGTAGCAACAGTTCCCTCGGCGGCGATTAACTCCAGTTGTTCCCTGATGTTGTCTTGGAATTTTTCGGCATCCAGTAGAGCCGAGACGTACTTATCTGCAGAAGTATCTTCGAGCCTTACCTCGACTATCTCACACAGATTCGCGTCGTCTTCACATGCTCTCTTCGCAAATCCGCTACGTGCCATCTCATAATCAACGTTGTTAACTGTGCTACGCTTGTGGAAATCGTCGATTAGTTCCACACGATACCACATGTCACATGTATCGATTATTTCAAGGGCTTTGCTGTTAACCTTGTAGCCTTTTTTATTCAAGTAACTAATTATGTGTGTTCTCACTTCGTCCTCCTATCGGATGGAAATAATTTATGAAGTAACTCCACGAGTAGAAGTCTGCATCGTACGTATCAACATCTGTTGAAAAGTCGTCGAGCAACTTCTCATCTTTGCTCTTACTGTCGTATACCATTTCACTAATCGAATTTGCGATTGGTTCGCAGAATTCTTTGACCCAGAGTAGGCGACCGGTGTTGATTACAGCGTTATAGGCAAGCACCCTGTCACTGAACTCCGTCTTGCGGCATCCTGCCACATTTATTCCAAGGCGATTAGCGGTACTATACATTGCTAGCCCATTTAATATAAGCTGCTCCGCATTATCAACAAAAGCGACCATAATCGGAATGCCAGGATATAGTGCCCTGACCTCTCTGACAAACTCTCCGAAGGTGCTGTATATCTTCTCCGGATCAACCGTGCCCTTACTGTGCTTAATTCGCTTGTAGTATAGGCGTATCTGCTTGTCAAACTTTCGGGTGAATCCTGTAGCAACAAACGGTGTATGAGACTTCGTTCCGCCTATATCTATGCCGATGTATATCTGCACAATCTTGTGTGCGTTTTGCCTCTCTCCTGCATCATTCACCGGCATAAGCTCGTCATAGCCTATTGCGTATTTATTCGCATCATCTGCAAACTGCGGATGTACAAGTCCTTCAGCACCGACCCATAATCCCTTAATAAAGCGCTTAAAAAAGACGCCGACGAATTGGCGTCTATATCGCTCTTTGATTGCCTCCGATAACGACAGATTGTCGTCCATAGTGAAGTGTATGTATATAAGGTCTTTGTCGTCTGCCTTGTCTATCCAGTTAACTTTGAACCAGTGACGCGGCCTGTCCGGATTACAGTTGAACCACCATTTAGATCCCTCTACCGAACAACGAGCAGTAGCCTGATTAACGAAGCTCTCCGGCATGAGTGCGACCTCATCGAAGAAGAACCCAGCAAGTGTAATACCCTGCACAAGGTCTTGTGAGCGTTCGTCCTTACCGCCGAAGATGTAATAATAATTCGTTACCCCGTTGCGACTTACCTCGAGTAGGTTGTCGGCTCTATGATCCTTGAACCTATAGCCCCTAGCGAACAGCATCAACTTGAGTGGCTTTAGGACGTTTCGACGGAATGCACCGATAGTCTTACCAGCCATACCGAAGTTCTCGCCGCTAAACGTCTCCATTGACCACATGACGTAAGATAGCGCCATTGATACAGTCTTACCGGAACGGATAGCACCATCTGCAATAATTCCGTTCTTGCCTTGTACGGGCGACTCTGGCAGCCACCACGTTAGAACCCGCTTTTGCTTCTTGCTAAACGGTTTAAACTTAAAAACCTGTGCTAATCTTCCCATACATCCGTAACCTCATCCTTGAGAGCCTCGATAAATCCATCATCTTGGAATGTCTCTGCCGCGTCTTCGCCTTTTGCCTTCGCTGTCTGTGCCTTAATTAGCTCTATGCGTGATTTCTGCTCCTCCGTTGCCATATCCCAGTCGCGGTGCAGCATCTCGTCGTACTGCTTGATTAAGCTCCGTAACTCACCCTGTGCCCTCGCCTGGGCTTTAAGGAAGCTATTCTGCTTATCCCACGCCTGTTGTACATCCCACTTTTCGCCAATCACATTGCCGTCTCGTTCCTCTACACGTTCGATCGTCTTATCGTCTTTATCTTTTACGTATGCGATCTTCTGCGCTCTGATAATGGCTGCATAAGCAATCTGAATCTGATGCCACAATAGGTCTAGCGGATTAGCCTGCTCGACAGCCTGTACGATATCGAGTGTTTCTAGCGGAAGATACTTTGAAAAAAATCCGTACTTCTCGGCGTTGGTATTCTTTTTAGGAGCACCCGCACCTTTTGCGTTTTGATTGCCTCGAGGTGCGCCTTTGCTTTTACGAACGTTCGCTTTCTTTTTATTCGAACGTTCGCCATCCCAGTTATAAACACTCTTCCACCGCCTCACAGTGCCTTCTGGTAACTCCATCTGTTTAGATATCTCTATCAGCTTAAAGCCTTTATTGTATAGAGCCTCGGCTTCATCTGCTTTAGGATTCCTCGCCTTTGGCATTCAGCCTCACCTCTTCCCTTTGTTTGTTTTGTAAGTATTAAAAAAGAGCCCCGAAGGACTCTCTTTGCAAAATCTAACGTTTCTTAAACCTCGTGCTTTTTATAATAAAATGATGCGCCACTTTTAGCTCCACAGTAAATAACACCATTAGCACAATTTCAGTTATTATAAGTTTAGGTGAACTTAAATCTATAACATGATTTTCATTCAGCACATAAACCAAAATCATAAGAATTAACATAATGTCACCTCTGTTTGTATCACAAAAGAAAACCCGATACCAACTGGTACCGGGCAACACCTTATTAAGTTTGACTTTATAAATGGATTTGTTCAAGCAATGCCTCGGGGTCTATTTCGCCAATGCACAAGGCTCTCAACTCCCCCTCTCCAGCTTTGCTTGAGTATATCATAAATCAGAGAAGTGGGTCTTTTCAAGTCCTCTTAAGTCTCTTTTTTAGAGAGACCGCAAAACATCTCTATGCTTCTTAAAAACCCACGACCTAGCCCAATGTAACGTGTCTATACACTCATTCCATTCTTTGCCGTTTACATACCTTGCATACACGATATCCCTCTCCAGCGGATCACTTAACGAATCAGCTAGTTTTGCAACCTTGCCGACTAGCACATGCAGCTCCTCTATATCTCTCTCAACTTCCGCCTTTAAGTCAACTGCCATACTCAGACAGTCGCTAGCAGAGTCGTTCACACTTGATTGTACACGCTCTTTGTACTCAATTGCTCCGCCAGTTGCTCTCGTCTCGTACAGCTCAATACGTTGCATCTTGCGCTTGATGTGCTTGCGTAGTCTAGGAATACGCAATAACTCCTCTTTAGTTATCACGCTCATTGCTCTGCTCCTTTGCAATCCTCGCAAGCTGCCTAGATATCTTATATGACCGATAGAGTTCGACAATTTTAGAAGCGCACATAAGGTGCTTAACCTGGTCAATCATAATCTCAACGTCGGCTATCTCTTCGATGATCGCTTCCTCGTCTTTTGAATCGATAGCCACTATCAGCTCGTTAAGTTCCTCCTTGCACTTCTCTAGCTGGTGTTCCTTCCCGTAATGTGTAGCTATAAATATTAAATCTCCGCTAATCATTTTGTGCCTCCTCTCAGTAATTCATATATATAACTTCTATTCGTCTCTGCGAACACTCGGCTGTAGTTGACTTATGTTCTTTTTTCCAATCAGCAAGAATGTTGTCGTACAGTTCGTTTTCATATGCTGAAATCATAATCTTGCAGTCACTCTCTTTGATAATTTGCAGTAGGTTCACATGCTGTTCATCCGTCATTTCGTGATTGTAAAGGTACTTCTTCCTTGTATCCTGCAGGTACGGTGGGTCGATGTAGATAAAAGTGTCTTTGCCATATAGGTCACTTATAAGCTCTAACGCGTCCTTGTGTTCAATCTGTGCGTTCTTTAACCTTTCGGCCGCAAACTGTATCGTTTCAGGGAGCCTTGCCCACGATTTCGCGGGGTTGGGGCTTGTCGCTCCTATTCCTCTCCTGTAACCGTTCTTATACTTGTTTCCGCAACCGAAGCCCTGCCAGCACTTAACGGCAAATCTTCTTGCACGCTCGATAGATAACGTCTCTTCTTCGCTCTCTACATACACCGTTGTGTATTCTGTACGCGAGTACGGTGTGGCTTCTATCAATCTGTAGAGTTCTTTAGGGTTTTCCCTCACGACCTTGAAGAAGTTATAAATGTCATCATCTATGTCGTTCAGGATCTCGTTATATGCAGGTTCTTTATTTAGGAATACTGCCGCACTTCCTAGAAATGGTTCGCAGTACACTTTGTGCGGTGGTATGTGTTTTATTATCCACGGAGCTATTCGATTCTTTGCTCCCGGATACTTAAGCAGCGTTTTCATTCTGTGCCTCCATATCCGTAATAATTATTATCGCCAGTAGTATCGTTGCCGCTATATACATCCCTTGCCTGTGTCCTATGAATAAATCCAGTAGCGGGATGATGATCAGGTATATCATCCCTACATCGAACACTAGGTACAGCCAGTTAGCCGCTATTATGTTGCCCCTGTAGTGCTGCACTAGGGCAATTACGCCAAGCAGCATTAAGGCTATTAGTTTAATTAGCATGTTCTTTCTTCCTCCAACTCTTCAACCCTGATGTAAATCCCTGGAATCTTTGCCCAGAACTTCTCACAAATAAGACTTGCTATTTGAGCATCATCTTTCCAAAATCCCACATAAGTCATACAGTCTTGTAATAACTTTTGAGCGTTATCTAAATCTGGCTTAGTATCTTTGTACTGCCCATCACACTTAGTCTGCCTAATCGGAAAACACCACTTAACTACCAGCCTAATAGGTCTAGTTATTTTCCGTTCTGGTACATGGTGTATTAAATGCCCTATCAATTTACCCCTAGCAGTCTTTAATGCATCAGGTTCGTAAAATATGGGCTTACCTTTTACGACCTTAACTTTCTTTTCCTGATGAGTCACACTAGGCGGAATCATCGGCATAAAAAATTCAATCATCTTTTCGACTCCTTATCTCGCGCGGTGCATGTATCACTATCCCTATGTGTGGGCGGGGCGGTAGCATTATCCGCCCCACCACATAGGGGTATGTACATGCTTGCATGGGGGTATGACAATACCTATACGTAGTATAGGGGTCTGTACCCATGCGGTTGACTATAATTTTATGGTCTGCCGTACCCATACGGCGAACTATAAATTTTATAGTCTGACATACGGGTACAACCAACTATAATTTTATAGTCTGCCGTACCCCTCACACATCTTTCCTTTTCACGTATCGTTGTCCATCTTCTCCTGTATAAGTCTCAAATCTTTCCTTGTATTCAGGTCTAGATTTTTTACTATTACCGAGCCAAATTCCAATTTGTCTATGTGAAGATAACCCTAATGCATTTGCCAATTCAGACATTAGAACCTCGCCATCTAGTTCAAGATTAGCGAATTCTATTTCAAATTCATTTAGCTTATTTTCCTTTGACTGTTTAGCATTTTTCTTACGATTCTCAACGGCCTTTTTCCATGCTGGTTTATCATCACCAAGCTCAATATCTGCGAGTATTCCTACATCATCAATCTCATGTTTTGGATACTTAAACCACATATCTACAGGCTTAAACTTGGCAAATTCTCTTAACGTACCACTGATTCTCCAAGCACTAAGTGTGCGAATTCTTTCCTCCGCAGTGTTACACTCTATAGAACACTTTGTCAGCACAGACTTAGTTAAGGCCCTATTAGCGTGCTCACTCATCTGAGGTAGACTCATGGTGTCATCTATACCTACATGTTCCTCGTAATAGCCCAAATTATGCTTTTTAATTGCATTTTCATAGACTCTACACTTAGCCTGATTAAGCTGCATTGAATATATCTCATCTGTTAATTCAAGCTCTATTAAGTCTATAAGAGCGTCAGGATCCCTAGCGAATACTCCACTTCCGGAAGCTCTATCTAGGCTCTTTTTGCCACCCTGGGCGCCCTTAGAGTGGTGGTGACAATAAATAACACTGCATCCTAACTCAGTAGCCACTTTATCAAATTGATTAGTGAAATGAGCCATCTGATCTGCGCTATTTTCGTCACCTGTAAGCACTTTATATATAGGGTCAATAATAACTGCTATGTAGTCCTTTTTAATCGCTCTACGGATTAATTTAGGGGCTAATTTATCCATCGGTACAGTCTTTCCACGGAGATTCCAAATATCAATATTATTGATGTTTTCAGGGACTATGTTTAATGCCTCATATACATCTTTGAATCTGTGTAAACAAGAAGCTCTATCAAGTTCTAGGTTTACGTAGAGAACCCTACCTTGAGTACACTGCCAGTTTAGCCACTTGTGCCCCTCTGCTATCGCTATACACATCTCTATTAAAGCGAATGATTTACCCGCTTTAGATGGTCCTGCAATAAGCATCTTGTGACCTTGCCTAAGCACGCCATGTATTAATTCTGGAGCTAGCTCTGGCATGTCATCCCAATAAGCTTCAAGCCCCTCTGGATCTGGGAGATCATCATTAATATCCTCTATAAACTGATACCACTCTTCATATGATGATTTTCCTATATTGGTATCAATTAGAAACTGTTTACGCCCATTCCTTATCACTCCAGGCATTCTTGATAATCTACTAGGATTCTTATTTTGAGTATCAATCTCAAGCCTGTTCTTTTTACAAATAGAGTAGATATAATCAACTCTTTTGCGATATTCGGTGTAATCCCTAGCATCTATCCTTACAACAGCGTGTAGCGACTTTTTACCACTATATACGAGAGTTGCAATCGGAAGCTCGAGCTCTCTAATGAGTGCATTTTGTTTATCTAGATCCATTGAATCGGATTCTACCAATGCATATCTGTAATCAGTTACGTTGTCATTCTTAACACCTTTTCCATCAAGTGGATTGAATCTAATCCACGCCCCCGCTTCCTCTTTGTAGTCACCAAGAACCGCCCCTATATCACCATCGCACTTAGATAATTGTTCTATGAGCTGTCCTGCGGTTCTGTCATAGTTACCTTTAGATGGCATATATTTACCATCCTTCTCCCAAACCTCAGTTACATAACCGACATTTTCAGTACTATCAAATAATATTTCCAAATACTTAATGAGATCATTAACAGGATTCCAGATATCAGGTTCTTTTATTTCGATACCTTCCACCCATTCCTTTTCTACAATCTGATAGTCTTTATCTATCTCATCATCCCAATTAAGCTCATGGGATGTTTTTTCAGGCTTCCATCCTGCATCTACGGCAAGCTGGTATATAGTTCCGCCAGTTACAGGTGAAGATGTGCCGGTGAAGGTGTTCCATTTTCTGTAACATTCACCAGGCTTATATCTTCTATCTGCTTTGCTCCAATCGTCCCATACATCTGCAGAAAAGCCTTCATGTTTTAGAGCCATTCCCACGTTTATCCATTCCTGATAATCAAGAGAGGATGGCTGTATGTAATTTAATAATTCTAAAAAGTTGTTATATTCCATAGCCTTATCTCTCTCCACTAATTAGGGATATATGTTTTAGGGTCTATATTTTTTGGCACTCTCCAGCCGCCTGCAGCAATCCTATCTATAAGATTTCTTGCACTTTCAAACTGCCAAGTGCCTACATGCTGGAAGCCTTTACTCTCTAGGAATCGTATTTGTTTAGGAGTTGTTAATCCCTCTTCTCTTCGTTTGTCTAGTCTGTCTAAAAGCTTTGATGCTTTACCTGCATTGCCTATTTCATCAGGTAAAATGACTAACTTTTCTAGTGCCTTTACTTGTTTTTGAGAAGGCGGAGCCATTTCCCAACCAAACGAAGGCACATAATTTGATAAATCTTCAGCCTGTATACTCATCTCAAATTGCAGTGGATCTACTAGCTTTCTTTTTCGTTTCCTCATTTCAGCAAGCTGTTGTGCAAGTGCTTCTTCTCGTTGAGTAACGACATCTGATGCAGCTTTTTCTTCTGCCTCTTGAATGTCCATTTCTATACCTGCAAGACTCTCCATGTTTTCAGTCATCTTCTTTGCTACTTCCTCATTTTCACAAATAAGGCTAGCTGGATGACATAATTCGTGGCGTTCTGTGTGCCACAGAAAATCCAGTAGTAAAAGCTCTTCTTTTCCCTCTGATAGCCTCGTTCCGCGCCCAACCATCTGTGAGTATAGGCTACGTATTTTTGTTGGTCTGAGGACAATTATGCAGTCAACAGAAGGTTCATCCCAGCCCTCCGTGAGCAGCATTGAATTGCATAGTACATTGTATTTATTTTGGCTAAAGTCATCTAAAATCTCCGCCCTATCTTTGCTATCTCCATTTACTTCTGCTGCTTTAAATCCTTTGGAGTTTAGAATATCTCTGAACTTCTGCGAGGTCTTAACTAGCGGCAGAAATACAACGGTCTTTCTATCACTGCAGTACTTAATCATTTCGTCTGCAATCTGTTCAAGGTATGGATCTAGCGCTGTACCTATCTCACTTGCCTTAAAATCACCTGACTGTATAGATACACTGCTCAAATCTAATTGAATCGGTATAGTTAAAGCCTTGATTGGACTTAGGTATCCACTCTTTATAGCTTTAGGTAGAGTGTACTCATATGCCAGGCTTTCAAAATATGAGCCTAAATTACGCATATCTCCTCTATCTGGTGTAGCGGTAACCCCAAGTACTTTTGCATTATTAAAATGTGTTAAAACTCTCTGATAGCTCTCCGATATACAGTGATGTGCTTCATCAACCACTATTGTGTCAAAATAGTCAGTGTCAAAGTTTGCTAGCCTCTTAGGTCTCTGCAGTGTCTGGACGGAACCAACCACAACACGATTCCAACTGTCTAAGCAACTTTCACTCGCCTTCTCGGTGCTTGTAGTAAGACCTGTAGCCTTCTTTAGCTTATCTGCAGCTTGATCTAGTAATTCGGATCTATGGGCTAGGACGAGAACTCTCTCGCCTAGCCTTACACGATCCTCAATGACCTTAGAGAAAACAATCGTCTTGCCACAGCCTGTAGGAAGTACCAACAGAGTTTTCTTATTTCCACTATCCCACTCTAAATTTATGGCGGCTCTAGCTTCTTCTTGGTAATCTCTTAATTTCATTGTCTTTTACCAAGCGAAAGCTTCCGGATCCATGACTTCCTGAAAACCTGCATTTTTTGATGTGTTAAGAACTTTAGTATTGTCAACATCTTCCTTGTAAATCATGCGCTTAACATCATTAAACTTATTACCGTTATATTCACGCTGACCTACCTTGCACACACCCTGCTTACCTATGATTGCGTTCCAATCCATTTTCAAAGGCTGTCCCTTTTGCTTTAAACCAATAGCTCCAAAGAATGCTGAAAGTAATCCTTCTGTTGAGCTATGTAAAAATAAATTGTGCTTTAGCCTAACATCACCATCTGCTGTACTAATCACGATATTGATTATTGCCTTGTTGCAAGGTGGCAACTTACCACCAGCTGAAGGTGTATGTCTTGCCCTTTCAAAACTCTCTACAGTGAAGTAATAATCTCCTTCAGGCAGTAGTAAAAATTCACTATCCTGGGCAATCTCATCATTCCAATCAAACTCTCTTGCGTAATTGTTTTCCATTTCTTTTTTCTCCTTTTAATTAACAGTTTCAATAACTTTATTCCAGTGTGCACTGAGCATATTCCAGTATTCAGTTGGTATGTTCTGGATAGGCATATCTTTTGGAAAATGCCCCGCCTTTGACCAGAACTCGCTAAGTTGTTCAACTGATACATCGTCCGACTTCATCAGGTCCTGGATACTTTTAGGAATGCTTGGAGGCATCTCATAAACCTTATTATTGTTATCCTCCGTCTTTTGTGGTTCTGGTTCTGCCTTTTGCTCACCAGCTACTTCTGATGATTGTGGTATTGAGTCATCAACAGCCCCGCCTCCTGGTGTCCATGTAGGAACAGTACTTTCTGATATTGCTGACTGCGTTGCTTTATTAAATATATGAGCAATATTCTTGTAATCCATAGGCATCTCAAATGGCAGTCCATGACGATTTTTAGCATCCCATGATGGATGATGCTCTGAATACATTACTCGTTCTCCACCCTGTGCCTTATGCTTCTTACCTTTATCGTCAGTAGCGAATACATGTGTCTTGTAATTGCAGAATAAAACTATATCCGCCCATTCTTTTACAAGAGCTGCAGTTTTAGCAGTGGTCTTGTTTCCCAGCTTTAATTCGTATCGGTCATAAGCTCCCATCTCATCAGGTTGTTCAAACTTGCGGATAATAGCATGTGCCGTTAGTACAACGTTGATTCCCATCTCAACAAGATCTGAAAGTAGATTTAAAAATCTTCCTATTTCAGTCTCAAGCTTTACAAATCCATCCCCATATCCAAACTGAGTAATATCTGTCTTATTGTGAGCTTGACATATCTGCTCGATAATTAGCTTCTCCATCCAATCAGCTGTATCAATGATTAGCGTGTCACAAACCTCTTTATTAGCTTTTACGAATTTAACTTCGTTAACGAGCATAGAGAAGCTTGTTGGTTTATCTAATCTAGCAACATCCATATTTCCTGTAGATCCTTCGATATCTATAAATAGTGGATTAGGAAATTTAGATGCGAGTGTCGATTTACCAATACCCTCAACACCATATATAACGACCCTTTGAGCTTTTGCGATTTTTCCTCTTGTTATATTCATTAGTACCTCCTAAAATTCCCATTTAGTCTGTGGATATTTATCAACATCTGGTGCATTTTCAACCGTTGGTTCTTGAGATTTTACATACCCATCTTCGATGATGATTGAGCACTCGTCTCCCGTACTTACTCTCGTAGCAATAGCTTGTAGTCCTTCTGATTCTAACCATTCTCCGAATGCATTTAGAGTTGTTACATCCATCTGCTCTAGCTTATCTATTAAGACGAATCCACAATTTGGATTTAGTTTGCGGACAATGGCAGTTGCTACCTTCAGTTGCTCTGAACCACTCATGTTATCCCATTTAAATCCGTTATAAATAAGGTCGCCATCTTCTACGGATAATCCTTCTAATGGTAAATCCGCATTATCTAGCAGAGCTGTTTTCCTCTTTCTTATTTCAGTTATTTCTGTAGTTAGTGCATCATATTCTTCTCTGTAATCTCTAGCATCTTCCTCAGCCTTATCCTTATCGAGGTTAGCTCTTACCTTCCTATTAATTTCGTCAACTTCTGTTATGCTCTTTTCGAGCTCCTCGGTTGATTCATCAATTAGATTTTTAGCGGATTTGCTAGCAGTTGTTAAATCTCCTATTACTTTTGCAAGCTCATTTTCAGCATTTGAAAGTTCCCTTTTTAGCATCTCAACCCTGTTTACCGCTTCTTCATGCAGTTTTTGTATTGATGCCAGATTCTCCCTTTTCTTTTGATTCTCACCATTTCTAGCCAGTATTTCCTGCTGCTGCTTTATTAGATCTGATGCAGACACAAGCTCTTTTGGTGCATCAGGATAATACTCTTGTTCCTTTGCAAACTTTTCTTTCTGGTCAGCAATCTGACCGATAGCGTGTCTACGGTTATATGCATCCTGTTCTTCTTTTTCTAGAGCAACTAACTGTTCTCCTACACCTATGATCTGCAGTAGTGTATTAGCTTTTTCTTTATTAGACTGCTGCATAAACTTAGGAAGATTTAATGCCAGTTCTTCAACGAATGAGTCTAGTAACTGTTGTCCTGCCTTGTTACCATCTGGATCAATAACTTTCAAATCTGAATTCTTACCTTTTCTCTCAACAACAAGTCCATTACTCATAACGATGTGTAGATTAGGAGGTATAACGGATCCTTCTCGAGTGGGCTGTGAAGGTCTAAATTTGTTACCTCCAAGTGCCCAGGCAATGCTATCTAGTACACTGGTTTTCCCCTGCCCATTATCACCACCAATTACGGTAATGCCATTTGCTGTGGGCTCAAATTTTACAGCCTTAACCCTCTTTACATTTTCAATTTCAAGCTTATTAATTTTTATCTTGCTCATTGCTAGATTCCTCCTGCTTTGCTTTAAGCGAATTAGCGAGTGCTACTAGTGTTCGATTTTCTATAGCTTTCACTGCTTCTTCTGCTGATAGTTCTAAAATTAATTTCATTTGCCTTTAATCCTTTCAGTGCTCTGTGAAGTTTTTCAAAATCCTCTTTATCAGAGCAGTCTCTTAAAATAGTCACCTTCATAACTGCCACCTAATCTACAAGTGGCATTACATCGTCTGGATCATCTATGTACCTGTTGACGATTATCTTCATCTCTTCATCCGTTGGCTCTTTGTCAAGCCTTGGGGCGTGCCAGTCGCACTTTGCTCTAGGACGAGTTTTGTCTTCGCCTAGAATGTCTTTGAAGAAGTGGTATAGTCTTCCGTGTTTCATGTGTTTAGGTTCGAACCCTAAAGTGTTACTCATTGTTCGCCTCCATAAATTCCTCTAACTCTCTCAAATCGTCCTCGTATTGATTCAGAGCTGACCTCAGTAGGTTTTTATCACCTATATAGAAGTCGTTTTCAGCCTCTTCAGCTTTATCCTTCAATAAATCCGTAACCGTATATTCTTACTTTATCTAGTGCCATTATCTTCCTCCCTCTTACATGCATTGTTTGATAACATCTATAATCATTGCTGCCTCTGAATCGGCGGTAACGTTGGCTGTCTTCTGATAGCCGCTACAAAATGTTGCAGTTACAATTTCATGTGCTCCTTCTTGCCTGTAATCCAATGAGATTAAATCTTTGAACCCTCTAGTTTCTTGTAATACTGGCAAGAGCATTTCACATATCTTTTTCTTATCTTCCATCGCTTGACTGCTCCCTCTCTAACTCTTCGCTGTACACCATGTAACGGTGTAACTCTGTAAGGATTATAGTGATGCCGACTAGCACCATTCCAACGATGAATATTTTAATTACCATTGGTTGCCTCCTTGTTGATTTCTACCAACTCCTGTATAAGTTCAGCTCGGTAATTGGAGATTGTCTCGTCAAATCTCTTGTGTAGTCCTTTAGGTACTTTTAGCGTTCGACTTTTTTTAATAAAACCTACATACCCATACATGGAATATTCCATGTTTAGCCACCATTTTGGCTGGCATATATCGCCTTCCACTAGGAAGCTGTCGATAATTGATAGCTCACTTACAATCTCTTTTGTTCTGCGTTCAACCTCTGATTTATTCATCTGTCGCATCCTCCTTGAGTTTTGATATCTCCCCTAGTAGAAACTTTCGATAATCCCGAAAAGCGTCGGCTCTGTGACCTTGTGCCCAGAGACTGTCTAGTTCTGACAACTCGCTCAACAACTCTTTTAAGCGTTTAAATTTGTCCATCCATTACTACCTCCTTACCTTGCCCCTAGCATGTAGAGGAACAGCCACAGTGTCGGAATAAGCGCCGCCATGCTGATACATCCGATTAGCTCCTGTATAGGCGTGTTGCCGTTTTCCTTGCACGCCTGATACATGACTTCTTTAACCGACTTATACATTCTCGTACCTCCTAGCAGACTCTCTTCTGTATAATTCTCTTTGCCACATCTGCGGCTAGATATTGTTTTGCTCCGCCCCTAGTGAGGTGATCGCAGTCTCGCATAAGCTCGTTAACGTATTCCCTCGACTTGCCGAGATACCGAGCAATCTGCGACACATTCGGCCAATTGCCGACTTCGGACTTGATATCCCTTGTAAGTGTTTGAGTGTCCATGTTGTCCCTCCTTGATATAGTGTTGTGATATACTCCCTTTACAGACTGATGGAGCAGTCGAGTATTAAGAAGGGAGCAAATATCATGAAAAACATTTATGCTTGTTTAGTTGGTGAGTGGGTTTGCCTTAATGACGACCCAGATTGCAGATTTATTGATTCGGGGTTAACTCCTTATGAGTGGTGGGAATCTGGGGCGGAAGTTTGGTCGCCCAAGAACTTACCTGAGGAGCACTCCATGTATTATTTGAATTACGTTAATATCTGCTACAAAGGTAAAGACTATCGAATAAATCCGATGTTTATCCAAGTCGTTACAGAGTAAGGTCTTTTGCGTTTACGAGCTTCAGCTCTTTCTGGAGCTCGTGTTCCTTTTTGTGGAACTCTGTGTCTATGATGTATTTAAGCTTTATCCACTCCTGATAGCTCATTCCCTCTAGCGGAGCTAAATACTTTGTAAGATCCTGTCCTTGCATGTGTGCCTCCTTTCTGTTTTGCTGTATAATCCCCTGTATAGGAGGTAATAACTTGAAAACTGTTGTAGCTTCTATCGACGATGAATTAATCTTTGAGGATGCTCAGAGTCTTCTAAATTCGCAGAGTCAATAGCGAATAACAGAGTCCCATCAAGACCCCAGTATTGAGTCCTTTCTCGTACGGGGTCTTCCTTTGTTCCCGCTCCGACCGCACTAACTTCCTTAATCACTCTTACTAACTTTACTGACATCGCGCCTTGTTTCATTCCATTCCTCCTTTCTGTTGCGTTTTTATAGCTTTAAGTTCACGTTTCTCTCTTTCTTGTACGGTTAAACCGTAATTTTAAACTAAAAAAATAATGTCGTTGTAGCTAATCTGATACACCTCTTCAATCTTTTTGAGAATCGGAATATCTGGATAGCTCTTGCCACATTCATAATTTGATAGAGTATCTGGGCTAATTCCAATCAATTTAGCTGCCTCAACCTGTGTGTAACCTCTCAAAACTCTGACTGCTTTAAGCGTCAGTTTATCATTTTTCAATTTTGCTCACCTCGCTTTTTCTTTATTTGATAAGTGGAGTATATTACGGTTAAACCGTCTTGTCAACGGTTTTTTCGTAATTTTTTCAAAAATTTATTGTATTCTTTACGAGATTAGCGTATTATTTTCATATCAAAAGGAGATGGATAATGAGCACACAATTAGGTAACAAAAAAATAATGGCGAAGAATATTCAATACTACATGGATTTGTATAACAAAACCAGAAATGATATTTGCCATGATCTTGGAATAAAATACACCACCTTTGCGGATTGGATAAAGGCCAATACTTATCCAAGAATTGATAAAATTGAATTAATGGCTAATTATTTTAATATAGAAAAATCTGATCTTATAGAGGAACACAACAAAGAATTTGTTCAATCAGACCGTCCTCTTCCATCGAATATCATTCTACCTGCAGCACACAAGCTCCCTATCATGGGTACTATATGCGCAGGAGATGGTGTAGTATGCGAAGATGATTACCAAGGCACATTTATAGTGGATACAGATGTTAAAGCGGATTATTGCCTGAAGGTACACGGGGACAGTATGATTGGAGCCAATATATATGATGGTGATATAGTCTTTATTTCAAAATCTTATGATTTTGTTCAAGATCAAATATACGCTATTGAAAGATTGGATTACAATGAAGCGTCTCTAAAGAGAGTTACGCAGGACGGTGACACATTGATACTTAATCCTTGTAATTCTGAATATCATGCAATGGTTACTGATTATGAGGATGTGAGAATAATCGGGCGGTGCGTCGGAGTGCTGCATAAGTATGTTTAATTAATGTTTATAAAAGGGTATATGGGACCACTATATTTTTTATTACCGCTTTAAATCGAAAGGAGACTATTATGGAGTTTGCTGATTTATTAAAGGAACATATTAATCACGTGCAAAAGTATAAAAATGTTGTTCAAAACGAGGAGCAAACAAAGCAATCTTTGATTATGCCCTTCTTTAAAGTCTTGGGGTATGATGTTTTGAATCCATTTGAATTTGTTCCGGAGTATACGGCAGATGTAGGGATAAAGAAAGGGGAAAAAGTAGATTACGCTATCATCATTGATGATAAGCCGCTTATTTTGGTTGAGTGTAAAAGCGTACAGGACAACCTTGATCGTCATAGTTCACAACTGTACAGATATTTTGGGACTACTGATGCACGATTTGGAATTCTCACTAATGGAGTTATATACAAATTTTATAGTGACTTAGACCAAAAAAATAAAATGGATTCTACCCCATTTCTTACAATAGATTTAGAGAACCTACTTGATAGAGACATTCCTGAACTACAAAAATTCACAAAAGATGCAGTTGATGTATCACGCATATTAGACAGTGCCGAGATATTGAAGTATAGCAAATTGATAAAAGATTGGTTTATTACAGAAATGGAATCTCCCTCACCTGAGTTCGTAAAAAGTATCTTAAATTCGGGTATATATCAGGGAGCAAAAACGCAAAATGTCGTTGAAAAATTTACACCAATAGTCAAGAAGGCTGGTTCTCAATATGTAAATGATCTTTTAAATAGTCGTATAAAAATAGCTCTCACAAAGGATGAGGATGAAGCGTCTGAAAAATCAATTTCTGAAGAAATAAAAGAGGAAATCAACAGTAAAGAGATAGAGACAACACTTGAAGAACTTGAAGCGTTTGCCATCATAAAAGCAATACTACGCAAAACAGTTGACAGCAATCGTATATTTTATAAAGATACACGTGCATATTTTGGTATATTGCTTGACAATAATACAAGAAAATGGATATGTCGTGTATATTTACAAAAATCCGTAAAATATATAGTAGTTGCTGGGGAAAATAAAGAGGAAATTCGATATAACATTAAAAATGTAGATGATATATATGACTATGCTTCTGAAATCATAGATTCGTGTGCGAGGTATTTATAACGTAACGATAATGCATTATAGGAGGTAATGAAATGGAGTCCCAGTTTAGTGATTTTTTTGTAAAAGATTTATCTTTTCATATCTTTAAGGTTGATAATACTCGTTTAGCAGGAGGTGTATATGGTTAAAGAGTATCAAGAAAAGATGGATATACAGGGTTATGAGATAACTGTCATCTCTAAAGGTGATAATGAAGATTATATATCACTCACCGATATAGCCAAGAAAAAAGACGGTGAATATCCAAGCTACGCAATCCAAAATTGGTTGAGAAGTAAAAACACTCTGCAATTTTTAGGAGTGTGGGAACACTTAAATAATATTGATTTTAATTCCATCGAATTCGATAGAATTATGGAAGACGCTGGTACCAATGGTTTTATCATGACTCCTAAGCGTTGGATCGAGAAAACAAATGCTCTAGGTATACGAACAAAAGCGGGCAGATACGCAGCAACTTTCGCTCATAAAGATATAGCATTCGAGTTTGCCTCTTGGATTTCTCCAGAATTCAAGCTATACATAATAAAGGATTATCAGCGACTCAAAGAAGATGAGAACAACCGCCTTTCATTAAATTGGAATTTGCGTAGGGTTCTATCTAAAACTAACTACAAAATTCACACAGACGCTATACAAGAAAATTTAATATCAAGCGAGCTTCCAAAGGGGCAACACGGCATTGTATATGCTAACGAAGCCGATGTGTTAAATGTAGCTTTATTTGGAATGACCGCAAAAGAATGGCGTATCGCAAATCCAGATAAAGCTAAATCAGAAAATATCCGTGATTCCGCTACTATAGAGCAGCTTATAGTCTTAACCAATCTCGAAAGCTACAATGCCCAACTTATAAAAGAGGGATTATCTCAATACGAACGTCTTTTAAAACTCAGAGAGTTTGCTAGATCACAAATGAAATCACTTATAGATAATCCGTCGCTTAAAACGTTAACATAAAAAAACGCCCCTACTGCAATAGGAGCGATTCGGAGCTATTGGTACAATACCAACAACACTATATCAATTGATATTGTACCAGTAGCGCCACTTAATTACAACACGTATATCAAAGTGGTGCTTTTTGTGCCCAAAATAAGGAGTATTTCGATGAAAAAGAGGATTAGAAAGACATTTACCCATAACGGCAAGCGATATTTTGCCGAAGGGCGCACACTTGAAGAGGCGATTGCAAACCGTGAACGAATGAAGTGGGAACTCGAACACGGTGTACATGTGGGTCGTTTTATTACCGTTAACGAGCTATCTGACCTCTGGTACGACCGACTAGATGCAAAGACGAGCATAACACAGAAGACTATTGACGGTCGCAAGTCTATAACTAATAATTACATACTACCTCTTATAGGCGGAATGAGAGTAGCTAATGTTAAAGAGCTGCATATCACAATGGTGCTCGAGAACGCAGCTAAAGGACACACAAAAGGACATGTTAAGAATGTACTTGCAGCGCTGAGGCAACTGTTCCGTCTCGCTCTCGCAAACGATCTATGCAGTAAAGACCCATGTGAGTATGTGTCTTGTCCGGACGCTACACCTCAGAAGATAAGGCGAGAGGCAACTATTATAGAGCGCAATAACTATGTAGGTCATATGATTTGGCTAGATCTTGTTATACTGTGCGGACTTCGACCGGGCGAAACCGCTAGAGTCCGTTATAAAGATGTAGGCAAAGGATACTTATATGTTGATGGAACGAAGAACAAAAACGCAAAGCGATATGTGCCGCTCCCAGAACCGCTCCGGGACCGTATGCTAATCGGCAATAAAGGCTTTGGTAACGAATACATCTGTAAGTTGTCTGCTAATCAACGTACTAGGTCTTTTAAGAAGCTGCAGGATGCCCTTAAACTCCCAAAATCCGACCTAGAACCGTATTGCTTTAGACATAGCTATGTAACTGACCTTGCGCATATCCCAGGCATGACAATCGCAAATATTAAGCGGATTGCGGGGCACTCCCTTGAGGGAATGACAGACCGATACACGCATAGCCGATACGAGGAAGCTGTAAAGGTACTCCCTATGTTAGAAAAGTATTGGAGTGATATTGCATTTATTTACGGACATAACGAAAAAACGGTAATATACACCGATTATGCATAAATTTACACTCCTTAAATGTGACACATGTCACACATGGCACGACAAAACAGGTCAATTTAGGACACCTATAATATAGACAAAAAAGAAAAGAGCCTTGCAACTGCTGTAGTTACAAGGCTTTTAGCTTTTCTCTATTTTTCTTGGTACCGCATCCGGGAATCGAACCCGAGATTCAGCCGTGAGAGGGCTGCGTCT